TGATTATTCAACGGGTTGTTACACCTGGAACGGATCGAGTGAATAATACATGGCCATTTTTGCGTGTTACGGATGTTGAGAAGTTAAATATGATAAAATAATGAATCTGGCGGCGCTTTTTCGTTTGACATTCATTTTGATTAAAAAAATCATTCGCAGCAAAATGAGGCACGGAGGCACAGATGAATAAAGATAGAAACAATGTCAGCATGAATAAGCTAGCCGAAATTGCCGCGGCTTGGGCAAAGGCGAAACAGGTTGTGGTGTTTACAGGAGCCGGAATGAGTACCGAGTCGGGCTTACCTGATTTTCGCTCAGCGCAGGGGTTGTGGAAAGTTCGTCCCGAGAGTCTCGCAACATTGGAAGCCTTAAAATGGCAGCCTGATGAGTTTTATTTTTTTTACCAGTGGAGAATAGCGAAGCTTTGGCAGGTCATACCAAATCCAGGACACCATGTACTTGCTGCCCTGGATTCAACTGGGAATATGACTGTTATCACACAGAATGTCGATGGTCTGCATCAACGGGCCAATTCGGGGAATGTTATTGAGCTGCATGGCTCATTGCGCACTGTACGGTGCCTGCAATGCTGCAGTGTCTATGACAGCAGAACGCTGCTGCCGGTAAACCCGGACTGGGAAGAAGAGTATAAGCAAGGACGCTATCATTTTGGTGATGAGTGCCGGTGCATAAAATGCGGCGGCTTGTTACGACCTGATGTCGTTTTGTTTGGAGAAAACTTACCGGACCTGGCGTGGGAGAATGCTGTAACGAATAGCAGCAATGCGGATTTTTATGTGGTGCTTGGATCA